TGCACAAAAAAAGGGTGGTTAATTTGGATTATGTTGGCCGGACTTATCTTTTTATGTTTTTTAACTGGTTTCCGTACTCTTTGTGAAACTTCATCTTGACTGTCAGTGCATCTATCACTGCCATAGCTCCATCTATGTGTGCCCGGGGCTCTATCTTTACAGGCTTCATTCTTGAATCGTTTATGTCTATGTCTACGGCTACATTCAGGAAATGAGCCTTTAGCAGATTGTTGGCACCGATTTCAATCTTTTTGTCCTTTAGGTTGCCCTCGAATGCGTGCAGGACCGGTGTGAGGTTGGTGCCCTGGTATACATCATCCACCTTGAAGCCGCTTTCCTTCATGTCCTGTATCAGGTATTGTGAGGAATAACGGTCGTAGCCTGTCATGAGCGGCTTGATTTTGTATATCCGAACCAGGTCTATGAACCATTGGAACACATCCCTGTACTGAATCTGATTCTCTCCGGATATTCTCAGGAAGCCCTGCTGCAAAAATATGTCATACGGCACTCCTTCCTCTTCGATTGCCACCTTGTAACGCTCAAGTGGCATCCAAAACTGCGCGAAGATGTAATCAATGCCGTCCTTTTCTATGTCGACTGCTGCCGCCGTAAGGTCTGTTGTCTTAGACAGATCGATGCCGCCGACACAATAGTATCCCTTGAAATCTTCAAGGCTCAGCTTCACAGGTGACTTGTCCGCTTTCTTGGTCTGGCATCGCTCCACATCCTCGTAGCTCAGCCATGCAACAGAGCTGTTCTGCTTGATGTTGCAATATTTGCAGAGAAACTCTGATTTTTTCGACAGTGAGCCTTTTGCAATCTTGATTTCATCAATGTAGAACGACTCCGGGATTGCAACTCCCATGTTCGGGCTTGCTTTCCTTAGTTCATCTATGTTGTCCCATTTTTCGATGTCGTCAATCATGTACAAAAAAGGCAGAAATCGTACTTCCTGTGATGAACCTCTCAGAAACGCTGTCGCACGCCTGAAAAGCTCATCAAAGATACCGTCATTGACATAGCCGGCCGTAGATGTTGAAATAGTCAACGGCTCGTTTCTTGTGCCGGTACCTGACTTCATGACCTCGTACTGCTTCAAGCCCTGCGGTCCCGGCCATGCTTCCATCTCGTCGTTGATGGTGCACGATGGGTTGAATCCATCCGCTTTCTTGGCATTAAATGCAAGCTTCTTGATTGTTGTGTTCAGGCTCTCGATGTAGATGTCGGAGCGCCTTTTTTTGGTCAGTTCATTTAGCTCGTCATCTGCCTGTACTATCTGGTAGAAGTCATTGTACACAATCTCCGCCTGGTCTAATTTTGGTGCAAGGCAGTAGAGCTCACCGCCGTACTCCCCATCGACATATGCGCTATATGCCATGATTGCCGCCGCTAAAATGCTCTTGCCGTTCTTTCTTGCGATGAGGATGAATACTTCCCTGAACTGCCTATATCCGGAATCCTTATCAATGATACCGAATATTGTAGACACAAGAGCCTTCTGCCATAGCTCCAGCTTGATGAGGTCGCTCCTGCCTTTGTTGTGGTGGCAGAAACTCTCTATGAAGTTGATGGCTCTTTGTGCCTTGCTGTCATCATACAGCCAGCGTCCGGAGTCGATTCCCGCAATTATGATGGTGTAGATGAGTATGATCCATTCTCCGGCTATGATTTCGCCTGATGTAATTTTCTCATAATACTCACGGATATAGCCGCCCTGCTGCTTTTTCCTTCTTGGCATATTACTCTCTCATGGCCGCAAGCCTTGATACCTTTTTCTTCTCGTGTACCGGAAGATAGTCTATCAGGCTGTTTATGATGCTCGAATACTGCTTGGAATACTTGTCGTAAATCGTGGCTGACGGATGCGCCTTGGTGAACTTCTGAGCCGCGTTCCTGGTCTCAATCGTAAGCCCCTCTTTTTTGATCTCCTCTTTTGCCTGATAGCATGCCACTTTTAGGAAAGCAGCTTCATCAATCAGTGAAAAAATGAGTTCTTTTCGTGCCGGATCATCTACGCTCTCGAAAAGTTTTCTAAGATTTTCTATCTCTTTTTTGATTCTTGCACTCGTCAGCTTATTTACTCTTTTTTTAGGTTTTGTCGGGCTTTTTTGTGTTTCTTCTGTCAATTTTATCCCCCCTCTTATTGTGCGCGACCTTGCGGAGTAAAATTTAGGTTGCTCCCTCGGTTCCTAGGGCGATGTGCCATACGCGCACCCCGGGGGGTGCTGTCGCGCAAAATTATTTCTGTGTGTTCGATTTACGTTCGATTTGAATTATATTGCCGTATTCGTCGAATCTGTATCGCTTCTCATACTTGCTCTTATGCTCTTCGTTGTGGTGCCTTGCGCAAAGAAGCTCAAGGTTGTCGAACGACAATGTAATTCTTGGGTTGTTAATGTTCTCAGGCGTGATGTGCTTCTTATGGTGTACAATGATTCCCGGCTCGACATCCTTGAGTGTTATCCTGCCCTCTGCCAGCTCCTTTGTACAGCGCTCACACATGCCACGCTGCAGCTTGTAGTATGCATCGCGTGTGTTCTTCCATGCTTGTGAGTGATAGAAAGCCTGTGCGTATTCCTTGGCCATGTTCTCTCCTTTGTGCTTATAATACTATGCGTTGCCGTGTGATTGTGATACATCTATCATGTCCATGTGTACAGCCACTAGGTACATGAGCCTTGATCTGTAGCGGTAGAACAGAGAACGGCAGACCATAGTATCGCCCAGCATCTCCCAAGGTGTATTGTACTGTATGCTCTCATAGAGCTTGTCTATGAGAGCCTTGCGTGTAGATGCTGTGAATCCGTCAAGCTTTAGTTCTTTCATAGCGGCTTTGATAGCATTGTCTGCCTTGATGTCAAACGCTGTGGCTGTGCCTCTTCTGATGCGCTTCTTCCGCTCCTTGTCTGAGTGTATGAGTGCCTTAACTATTCTCTTGTAATCTTCTCCAAGGTATTCCATCATGCCTCCTCAATTCCGAACCATGCGAGCGTAGATATAAAACGCTGCATTGATACCGTTGTACTTCACTTCTGCGTCCAGGAACTTGTAGCCCGGATATGCTTTGGTGAGCTCTGCCTCTAATACTGTGTGGTCTTTGGCCATCTTCTCAACGCGGCGCTTCTTGAACTTGCTATAGCTCTTTGTCGGCTCCGGTGGCTTCTTTAAGTTTCTTGAGCTCACCCACCGCTTAGTACCGTGTGGATTTCTTGATATATATTCTCCTAAACCTGTGATGAGAAAATCATCATCAGGTGATATTCTTCGTGTATTTGGTCTGTCGCATTTCTTCCAGAGCGATTCCAGCTCGTCTCTGTCCATGCCGTCTCCGGTCATGAGAATGTGGAAATGTGGTCTCACATACCCATCAAATGCGAGCACGTATATGTACTTGATATTTTCCAGTCCTTTTCTTTTTCTCCGGTAATTTATCTTTGCAATAAAATTCTTGATATCTTTTCTTGCTCTCTCTTCATCTGCCGGGAGCTTGTCTTCGTTCCACCCGAACGTGCACCATAAGTCTCCTTTTCCAAAGTTAATGTTTCCAAGCCTGATTAGATATCGCCTTGCGTTTTTATCATTCAGATTTCTTTGGGCTTTGCTTGATGGTCGCTTCTTGGTCTTTGGCATGTCACTGAGCCTTGGGTAGCTCGGGTATATCTGAGCTTCAAGGAGAGTGGTCTGCGACTTTATGTTGGTGCACTTCGTGGTGGCTGTTCTGTACAGGCAGTTTACCTTGCCCTCTTTGAGGAGCTTCTCAAGCCTCTCCTCCTCGGTGTCATCTATGTATTTTTTAAAAGCCTCTTCGTAGTCGTAGTTGTCGTATCTTCTCATACTCTTAAATATAAAAATCCCTCATATGTTAATACCCATTACAAGGACGATAAAGAATTTTTATCTACTATATTATGGGTTTACTGCTGCCTCTGTGCCGCTCTTATCTTTCTGTTGTATTCAGCCTGATACAGCAGCTTTTTGTCTGTTGTCAGAACGACTCTTTTAAGAGCTGTCTCATACTTTTTCAATTTCTCGCACGTTTGTTCCCAATCTTTCCATGTTTCTTTTTTCACGCTATCTTTTTTCATGATTCTTCCTTTCTTCTATATATGTAGAGACACAGCCTGCTTGTGCAAGCTGTGTATACATGTCTTATAGTATTTACAGGCCGGTGTGCATGCCTTATCAGGTTCATATGCACATCTTATAGGTTCTATGGGTTTTACTCCGCTGTAAGTCCTGCTGTTCAACTGCTGCCTCCTAAGTTAATCTTCGAACCGGGCATGTATCGCAATGCTCTTCTCCCATTCTGTTATATGCCTCGTCATCCGTTGTCAGTGGATACTGTGACGGCCATTTGCAATATTCATCACATATCCTGTCATGGATATCTTCAAGAATCTGTGAAAGAGACATGTCTTCCTGTTTCTCGTGTTGTCTCATCTCTGTCATCTCCCTTCTCGTATCCCATGCACTTTATTGGTCTGCTTGGTTTGCCGCATTTCTCGTAATACCTACAGTTTATGCATTTATTTCCGTTCATTGTGTTTCTCCTTGCTTAATTCTTCAAGCCTTCCGGATAAAACAAGCGCAGTCGCTTCAATCACAACCCTCATAATTTCCATGTCTAGCGTATCCCATGATATATGTGTGCCTTTTCTCTGCCCTGCTGTTTTTTGAGTAGTCATCTGTATAAGTCTATATACGCTGGCTTTTAGCTCCGGAATATTTTCTTTCTGTCCTTTGTCCATCAGGCATTTCCACATTAAATCCTTGATGCCATTTGCAGGATTACTCTTCATTAGTCCCGGCTCTCCATTCTGCCTCGCTTTCTATTACTTCTCCCTCTCTGATATTCACTATGTTCTGACAGCCACAATGTGGGCAGTCGAATGCCTCAAATGGCTTTGATGCTTTTTTCAGACATTCCAGCGCTCCTATCTTTTCTTCCGCCAAATATCTATTTTCCTTTATTAATTTGAATCTTTTTCCACATATTTTGCACTTCATATTATTATCCTCCGAGGTAAAGGGAGCTGGGTAAGGGCTCCCTTGTATGTTAAATGGCTTACAAATCAGTTTTTCGTGATATAAATAATTCGCATGCCCGGTTTCTTTCGCTTTCGCAGGTGTTTCAACCTATAGCTCATAGTGTGGTGTCTCTACCCAGTAGAAATCTACTCCCGAGAGGAGTCTTAAGACCTCAAGCTCCGGTTTGTAGGCGGGACTCGTGAAGCATATTCCGACTGCCATCTCGTCATTGCATGACACGAGCCAGTCTCCGTGCACTGCAAAGGTGCTTGGTGGATTTTCGTCATCACGGCACTTATATGGGTTGACCATGGCCAAGCGCGCGTCGTTGATGAGGCGTGCTCCGCCCGGTGTCTTTACTACCGTCATCATATTATCGTTCTGCATGATCTTAATCGGTGAGATTAGTGCTTCCTTTGTATCCTCCGCCATGTCCCACAGGAGTGGTTTTCTTTCCGTTTCAAACTGTGGGTCGTGTCCTTTCTGGTATGTCATGAACTCGCCCTTTTCCGGTGCAAGACCGCATGTCTTGATTACGGTACCTAAAAATTCCTTTGTGATTTTTGTGTTGTCGGCTTCTATCATCCAGCCGGTACCGTTTAGGATGTACATGCCTTTCTCTGTGAGACCGAACTTGACGCCCCACGTTTTGTAATCAGTTTTTAAAATTTTTCTAGTTTTGCGCAATCTATAAACATTCCGTCCCTCCTATTCCTGCGATATAAAACATGTCCTGATGCAGGATACATGTCTTGAGTCCGTGTCTCTTAACAACTGTGAAGTATTTCATTACAGCAACTATCTCAAGCGTTTCTTTGCCTGTAGGCTCATCATCCTCACGCCCGCGCTGATCTGCTCTTATTCTGCGATAATCTACGCTAACGGTTCTCTTGCCCTGCAGGTGGTCTATAACCTGCTGCCTTATCTGTTCAATAGACAGCCCTCCTATCGGTTCTCGTACTGCTCTGTTGAGGTCCTGTGCGAATGCATTACTTTTACTCATTTTCTGCCTCCTAACTTTGTGCTTTTCCATATCTGTCAACCTCGTCTCTGAGCCATTGTCTGATTTTTTCCGGAAAAATTAAATCTGATGCCAATAAGTGGCCACTGTGATGCTCCTCTGCTATGTAATCAGCCAATTTTGCCACCGTAAGAGTGTTCATATATTCTCTTCTTGTCATGCATGCTTCTACGACTTCTGTCTCCGGCTTTTCGTCCTCTGTCTCCGGCTCGTTTTTCTCTATGCTTTGGGCTTCCTTTTCGATGTTCTCAGGCTCTGATTTTTCAAGGATTTGTGGGGATTTTTGCGCCGGCGCAATTTGTTCTCCAAGGCTCTTTTCTCCCGTCTGTTCCTTGGGCCTGTCCGCAGGCTCTCTATTATCCTCTCTGCAGTCTGTAGTTCCGTCGGTGGGAGCATCCTTTTGCTCTTCTCCTGCTCCAGGAGCCGGCTCATTATCTGCCACGCTTCCCGATTCAGTCTCTTCGACCTCATCAGTGCCAGCTTCTCCAACTGCTGCATTGTCATCCTCTGGCTCAGGAGTTTCTGCTGTAGTATGCTCTCCTGTCGGCTCATTTTCCTGTACTTCATTATCTCCTCCAAAATGGTTCTGCCACGTTCTGGTGCCTGCTGCATCCTCATCAAAGATAGAGCGCATAACCTGGTAGAATTCCCACCATGACATATTTTTTGGCGTGTCTCCAAACTTCTTGATTGTGACGCGATTCTCGTACATCATCATAAAGTAAAGACCTTTTTTGAATGAGCGATTTCCGGCTGGATTTACAATTTCTGCAAATCGGCTCATTGACTCCTCATCAAACTCGTTTGAGTACACCTCATTGAGGATATCCTTGTTCTCCTCAAAGAATTTCTCTATCAGCTGGCTTGTGTCATCTGCCACACCCGCTGCAGGCTCGGTCTTATTGAATCTCTTTAGCTCTCTTATGTCCTCTCTTGATGCCTCAGGCTGTATCATCTGCCTGTCAGAGTCGGGGAGCTTGAGCATTTCCTCAAGCTGGCTTCTTCCAAGGTCCGTATACTCCGGTCTCAAGTGTTCTGAATATCCGTCAATCGAGTATTCGCGGTTGATGCTCATAAATCGGCTTGTGGTGGATGCCTCAAGTCCGTACTCAGCCTTAGCAAATTCTGCTATACTCTTGTAGCCGTCATTCTCATAGAGTCTTTGATCATCAATCTGTCTGAGCGCATAGCCTATTCTCACGAAGCTCTGCTTCACTCCTATAAGCTCCTGCCTCAGTTTCTGCTTCATTTGCACCCAGTCATCGAGTGTCATCTGCACGTATTCCATATATCTTCCTCTTTTCTGTCTTCTCCGAACCTTTCCCTGCCTATCCGGTTGTACTCATTAAATATCTTCTGAAACTCCTCGTCCCATCTTTCTCCGTGACCTGCTTCCTCGCCTGCTGCTACATGAGCCAGTTCATGTGCGAATATCTCCGTTGCATCCGTGATGCTCAATTCTGCGCTGATTGCGATGACTGGTATTTCTCCTTTGTTGAACTGCGTGAACCCGAACGCTTGATTTCCTTCATTGTCTTTTATGTCCGGCTCAATGCAGGCTTTGTATTTCTTGTCTGGATAGAGTCCCCGAAAAGCCTCATCCAGAATCGTGAATGGTGAATTTATAAAAATCATGTTTTTCTCCTATGCTATAGCCATTGCCGGCATATCTGCTGTCCTCAGTGTTCCTGTCACAAGCATTCGTATGTAAGCGTTGAGCCACTTCTGTATGTTCTCCTGGTCAGGCTTCTTATCATGAGCTCCGTACCATTGCAGTATGTTCGGCACTTCGGAATCAATCTCGACAGTGACATATTGCATATTTGGTGTGTCCTTGAACCTCAGAAAAAGTATGTACGTCTCTCCCCGATTGTGTTTTCCTAAGTAGTTATCTCCTCCGACACAATGATGAAGTACTCGTCCCTCTGTTACTATTTCCTCTGCTGACTTTGCCGGTCTGATGATGTATGTATCATCCTCGTAATAATATTTTTTTCTCAACTTCCTGTAGTTGTGTCGAATGTTCGGGAATCGTGCCGCAACATCCTTCAGATGCTTGTCCAGTTTTTCTTTGTTGACCTCTTCCACCATCTTTTCGTGGGCTTCATCCAGGTCACGTGGGAACTGATATACCGTGTTGGTCAGGTCATAGCCTCTGTCTTCTCTCATGCTTAGGTAGTCAGCGTATGTAGAGGCCATGTGTCTGATTCTGTATACCGACTGACTGCAGCCTCCGTAATCACAGCATGCATATTTCTTTATGCGGTTTAAAAATTTTTGTAATGTCATGTATTTCTCTGCGAGCACGACCTGTGTGTATGTGAGTCCGGTTTCTGCCAGCTGCTGCACCTGTTCATCTGTCCAGTTCTCCATGGCTCTCTTCTCCATCTGCAGAACCCTCAGCAGACTTATATCTCCTTTTTCCTTGATAAGCAGCTTAAGCTTTTCCTTTCTGATGCCGAGAAACTCATCCGGCCTTGTTGCTGTTTCGTCTTTGATGATTCCATACTGGCATTTGACAAGCCTCTCAGCCACTCCTATCAGGTGCATCTTCACAAGCATCTCAAGCTGAGGTGTGCGCATGTAGCACTCAAGGTACTCAACCGGATTGCATACGCTCATGAGGCTGTTTGCGTATTCCTTCATAGCACTGTATTGAAACATGGTTCCTGTCATCTCACCGTATGTCTCGGGAAGTATTGGCCCGGAATTGATTCTGATGCTTGATAAACCATACAGATTGCAGTCATCCCAGAAGTCTCTTCCTAAATATGGATCATGCTTGTTGTAGTCAACCTGCACCTTTTTGCCGGGTTCGAAATATGCCCTTGCCAGTTCAACCCCCGACAGCTTTTCATATGCGTTGTACATTTCATTGCCGTTTTCGCCTGCAATGAAGCCGAGTGTCCACTCTTTCTCTACTTGTATGTATCTCATAACAAAACCATTGTCCTTATATTTCTGGCCAAGAAACAGATACCGGGTTTTTCTGATGCTGCCTTTTACTTTTCCTTTGCACTTGTACTGTCCGCGTGCACCACACATAGGACATGTGCCGAAGCTGTTCTCTCGCGGCTCTTCTATGTTTCTCTCAAACTGGTCCTCGTATGCTCCACTGCTTTTCCATCTTGCAGTGGTCACACCGCCACACTTACTGCAGGCTATGTCAGCCCGGCTTCCATGCTTCTTGTAATATAGAAAGTGCTCATCATGGAAATACGCGTGATCAGCTCTGTACAGTATTGCTTTTTCAGGTAGTGCCTTGGTGTTTGCCTGTCTGTCCTTCAGTGCTTCCTGGCGTCTCTTGTGCTCTCGCTCTACTCTGTTTATCCTTTCTGTTGATGTGATGTCGGACTCGTATCTTGATATGTGCTCCCACCACCAAGAAGCATCGAAAAGCTTGGTGCCGCAAAAGTTCTTTATCCTCTCAAGGTCTTCCGGGCTCTGCAGGATATTTTCATCTGTCAGGATTCCCCCGGTGTGTGTTTCCATCCATATAGGTCTGTAAGCCGAAACCTGCTGGCGTGTCCATACATGTTTGTCCGGCCAGTATGTGCCGAAATCCTTCTTGGTGAGTGTGATTCTCACCACAGGAATCTTCTTTGACTCCTTTTTATTTTCGTACACCTCAAGGAACAGGTGCCTTTGATGTCCTATGTTCTTGACTGCGGTAACACCAATGTACTTCACGGATTTTATTCTGCTTATTTTTTTGAGTCCTAGGTATGGTATTTTTTCTATTGTCTTTTCTTTCATCTGTAGTGCCTACTTTCCCATGTAGTAGTCAGTGATTATCTTCTTGGCTCTTGCCATGCCCGGGATACCGAGCGTGACTTTGCTCGCCGATACGCCTGCTGCCTTGATGATATCCTTGTCCACCGTCTGCTGATTCTTGAAGGACCACATCAGGATGGCGGCTATACAGCCCTTCAATGTTTTGCCTTTCTTTCTGACATTGTGAGCCAGGAGCTCATTCTCCATGCATTGTCCTCTTAGGTACTCCACCCAGTCCTCCATGATTTCCTTTGGCTTAAGCTCTGCTGCCTCGACATCAATCTTGCCGAGTGCCGCCGTGAGCTTATCGCACAGCTCCGGGATTTCTCCGTTGGCGTACAGGTCCACGAAGTCAGCCTGTATTCCATTTTCTTTTGCCACTACCTTGAGGGATTCTATGTCACCCTCGTTAAGCAGGTTTTCTGCAAGCTCATTTATCTCACTAAACGAATCAAATTCTCCAAACTTATCAAACATATGGTTTCTCCTTTAAAAAACTCCATTTATCGTATTTTCGCTCTGCATCCGTAAAATCCGGATAAAACTCATCCAGATATGCTCTGAACATGCCGAGCATCTCTTTTCTATTTCCACTGTTGCCGTTGTCCAGCATATGATGGTGGTACCGGCATCCGACTGCTCCGTTCTGTCTGATGCCAAGTCCCATTGAAGAGCGTGGTATGTAGTGCATTATGTCCATTACGCTTCTCGAAAGGACTTCTGCCGGCGGCATCTTATAGCCTATCTGACAGAATATGCATTTGTAATTGTCGCGCTCCATGATGGCAGTGCGCTCTATTTGTGAAAATTCAAGATATTTTGTATATTTAGGCATATGGATTTTCCTTCTTTTTGTGCTATAATATTTTTAATTCTTTGAAAATTTTGTCAGGAGCCTGCGCACTGCTGCAGGGGGGGGGGACACAATGAAGCTCCAATATTTACG